TTTGCTTGAGCAATTTTTTCGTCAAGCATCTCTTCTATAGTTTTCTTTTCTTTTTTAAGTCCAAGTGCAATAAGACCGCCCATTAGTGGGTTAACAGCACCGATAATACCGGCAACCACGTTACCACTAGTAGTAACTTTTTCTGCTTCTTTAATCCACGTAGCCAGAGCTTTACCGTCTGTACCAGATGTGTCCATACCAAAGCCACCAGCTTTCTGGAACTCAGATTGAGGTGGAGGAGACGTTGGACCATCATCACTAGATTGTGTAGGTGCTTCTGCGGGTGCTTCCTCTGCTGTGGCACCCTCTGGTGAATAACCGGCTGGTACTGGGTACACAGGATTACCATTTAAAAATGGGATCATCAAAGTCTTACCATCAGCATTGACATACTTACGTACATCTTGATTACTAGGATCAAACGTAGGAGTTACAAATGTACCCCGTGCAGCATGGAGTACTCCACCTTGGTATTTTTCTTGTGGTTCATCATCATCGTCATCTTCTTCCATGACCATAATCTCTAAAACATCAAAAGGTAAATCGTCAGGTATAATAGCTTCTTCACTATTACCCATCTGACCCATAGCTTCCATTTGCTTTAGGCCCATCTTAGCTTCTTGTCGTAGCTGCATAAGGCGATTAAGCCCTAAGTAACGTACAACATCTGCAGGAAAAACAAACTCACCTTCACTAAGCATAGCAGGAATATCATCTCGTACTTCTTCACGAGTACTACCTACAGGTACATCGTTACCAGATACTTCATCAATCATGCCACCTTCGTCTTTAAGGCCACCATCATTAAATAGTTCCATTTGTTTTTCGTACATACTACTATCCTTATTGAGATTTCAATACTTCATCACGTAATAACTTCAATCTACGTAACTGATATATTGCGCCTTGTGACCTATGAAGAACAATAGTATCCGTACTTTGCTCCATAGATCTGTGTTGTTGTGTTATTAACGTGTCTATATAATCTTCAAACTTAGCCCATTGGGCTTGGTTGCTGACCATCGCCTTCAGCTTGCTCAGGTGCTCCTTGTCCTGCATTACCACTAAATCCTTGTTCTCCCGGTACTGGTGCTTGACCTACGCCAATCGTACCACCACCTGCCCCTGTGGGGTCCATAGGGTTAGCTCCTGCTGGAGCACCCGGTTGTACTTCGGGTTGCATACCCTTCATAACTTCAGCTTGCAATGCGGCTTCTGCTATATTGTTAGTTACCTTGTCTGCGTCAAGCTCAAGGGACTTTGCAATCTCCCGAATGATGTAGTCCATTTTAGCAAAGGGTGCTAATGCTGGGTTAGATGCAACTTGCAAGAACTGCATTAGACGTTGACTACGTACTTCGTTAGCCATAAGACTTTCTGTACCACGTGCCTTGACTTCTAAGTCTCCACGTAATTCAGGATCAAAGTCAAACTGCATGTTGAATCGGAACAAACCTTCACCCATAGGACGTAGTAAGTAATCATCGATGTTTTTAATAACATTCTTAATGCCACCACTAGCAGCATTCATCAACATACTAATACCACTAGCTGTACGGCCTACACCCGACACACCTGTTTGCCCATGTGCAAAGGAAGGGAAGCCAGTAGATTCATCTGCCAGTACTCGTGCCTTATCAAACAATTGTAAGTTTTCACCTGCAACGTTAGGGAACTTGGTGCCATAGATTGCTTGCCCCGGAGCACCACCTTGACGACGAAAGACTTTGCCGGGGTATACAGATAAGTCTTGTCCCGGTACTAAGTTAGTTTCGTCTACTTCAATTAGTAGGTTACCAGAAAGTACAGCATTGTCAACAGCCATTCGCATGAAACCATTCATCAACGTCTGTGTATCATCCATGTTTTCAGCAATACCTACACCAAAGAATGAATAAGGATTTAGTTCGTAAGGAACCGCATGGTACGGAATACGTGCGGGTTTGAACGGGTTAAGTACCATACGCAAAAGTTTACCGTTACAAATCCATACGTTTGCTTGTAGCTCATCAAATGCTGACAGTTCTTCTGGAATATCTACGCCTTGATCTTCGAGCATTTCGATATCTACCATACCCCAGTACTCTAGTACTTCATAACGTTCAATACCATGATCCGGTGTGTAGTCAGATAAATCGTCTTCCCAGTATTGTTTATCATAGTTTTCACCCATAGCAATGGCTTCATCAATAACGGTGCTACGGAAGTAAGGACGCCGTTTTAGTGCACGTAATTGTGTACGTGACAACTTGTGACGTTCAATAACAAACTGTGCTTCATCCATGTTATTAGAGTCTGGGTCTGGGTAAAAGTTCCAAACAGACACGTGAGATACTTGAGGTACTGTTTTAAAGACGGGATCGTAGTTACCCTCTTCGTCCCAATTAGGGTACTCTTTATCTACAGCAAATGGACCTTTCATTACACCCGTACCAAACAAAGCCATTTCAAAGGCTGTACTACGTAGGTGTTTAGATGCAGAAGATTCCTCTAGTTGATCTTGGATTTTCTTTTGCATCTTTTTAGCAGCAATCATAGCAGGACTAAATGTAATAGCTGTAGGAGTTTTACCTACACCTTCCTGTACGTTATTGATGCCTGTAAATTTGTCTGTTATCGGACCTAACATCTCTTTAAGGGTACGGATTGTTGCACCCTTAGCAAGCTCTTTGCCATCCCCTTTATAGCCATAAGGATTTACTTCTTTGTCAAGGCCATCCTCCTGCAATTCTTTCGGCTGGGCTGGGTCAAAGTTTACGTCTGAAACAACACCATCAGGAAGTTCTGTTGGATCTACGGTCAAAGGAAAACGATTGTTTGCAAATAGTACGTCTACAATCTGACCGTAAGCTGCGAGAGTTTTTGTCTTAGTAACTTTGATAAAGACACGGGACTTCTCAGCATCGGTAAATTGTACATCAGGGCCATAGATACCCCGATAGTTACGGTAAGCACGTAGCCAACGTTCTTCATCTTGACGGCGGTAATCCTCAGAACGTTTGTAACGTTCCATGATATAGGGAATAATGTTTGAAGTATCGGCATCAAACTCTACAGAATTATCTGTATCTTCTAATGCAATAGCATCATCTTCAATAAACATTTCGTTATCTTCTGACATTTATTCTTTCCTTAATATCCAAACGTTGAATCTGCTACTCGCATACCGCCGTAGTTGTTTCCATGAGTGTCATAGTCAAATACACTAAAACGAGGACGTGACATTATACCATATCTTAGTGCATCGTACAAGTGATCTTCTGCATTAGTATCTACATCTTCTGGATTTCTTTTATCCAAAGGTATTGCAGGTATCTGTGCTACTGTGTTAGTACAACTGTTAAAGAAAACCAGACGGGGTTTTTCTGTAAACTCATCTACCTGAAGCCGACGATGTATTTCGTTCTTACCAGCTACACGTGATCCTCTTGAACGATCTGAAGGACGCCAACGACATCCACGACTAATCATTTGTTCTGCAAGGGATGGCCCAGTATCACCACGTTTATGCCACAAAGAACTATCCAGTACTCCATACTTTATGTTGCCGTCTTCTGCTTCAAGTTCTAAGATCATGTCAGCTAGATCCGTAGCAAGTACTTTAGTTACATACAGTTCCCGATAGACTATCAATTGTTCATCAGGGGCAACTGCAAACCAAACAACACCAGACTGACTTCCGTATCCGTAATCACATGCCCTAAACTTAACCCAATTGCTAGGGATGTTAAAAGGCTCAACGACATGCACATTTCTATCAAACTCTGTAAAGGCTGCGCCTTCTTTAATATCCCAATCACCATCTAACAATTGTCTACGTTGTTGTTCGGGCAAGGATAGAAGCATTGCTTCGTAGTCACCTTGCTTTGACAAATAGGGATTATCAGATAGTCGTGCAGGTATGAACCTACGTTTAAATAAAGGTTTACCTGCTTTAGCATGGCCTACGGGATACTTTAACTCTTCTGTAGTTTCAATATCTGTGGCATTAAAAGCCTTACCTGCGGGCGCAGGATCAATAAACATTTTCTTAACCCAGTGATGCCCTCTTCCGCCGGGGTTAGTAGTAGCCCTCATAAAGATAGGCAAGTCGGGGGCAGTGGACCGTAGACGAGAACGCATGTAGTTCCACGCAAATGGAGATGCCCATTGTGTTAACTCGTCAAAGCCTATCCAACTAAAAGCTAGACCTTGGTAACGCAGAACGTCATCTTCCCTGTCAAGGTAGGACATCCACAATCGTGCACCAGATGGCGCAGTCCACTGCATTTTTCTTTCTGACCACTTAATACCGGGCCAAATCTTTGGGTACATTTCTTGAGACTTAAAGATAAGCTCACGAAGTTCTTCTGTAGTATGCCGTAGGAGCAATCCTGAGAAGGCTGGGTGGCCCATATACCGTAAAGGGTCTGCCAACATGGCGTAGCTCTTACCCCCACCTGCAGAGCCACCATACAGCACCTCACGTTCACCTGCAGCAAGAAACTCTGTTTGAGGCCCATCATTAGGTTTAAAAATTACGTTATGCTGTTCCTCAACAGGAATCTCATGCATAATTTTTGCAGGTTCAGCTTTGGCCTTCTTCTGCTTTACTTTGCTCTTTGGCTCCGGTGCGGCTTCTTTCGATTTTTTCCGCCTTGCTGATCGCCGTTTCGGCATAGATTGCCCATCGGCGTAAGATTGCAGCTTTGTTTTTTCTTCTTCGTTCATTTTCCAACCGTTTACGTAAGCCTACATGAGATATATCCCTTCCTGTATTACGAGATAGCCAGTTGGCTACTTCACGATACGAGTATTGCCGTAAATAAACTTTAGCCTGTTCTAGTAGATCTAGTTGATTTTTTATCGGCAGTAATATATCTGAGTCTTCAGGATCGAGTTCGTAACCAAAAGGAACTATACGAGATACTTTAGGAATAGGAAGCCACTCATTATCGTCTTTTAGGTCGGTTGGCTGTGGCAGCTTCCATGTGGGTAATTTTTTAGTCATCATCTTCCACTTGTTTAGGTGGCATTAGCATAACACCACCCTTTGCTTCCACTTGCATTTTCTCAGTCTTAACCAAACCAGTACGATCAAGCAACTCTTTAGCAGCTTGCATCTTGTCACGAATACCCAACTCTGTAGGGTCATATAAAGCACCTACCATAGACATCGCAGCTTTAGGCGCATTACGTGCCATGTAAGTATGCGTTGCATCTAGGATCTCTTCTTTGAGAGAATTGACAACTTCTGCAGTAGAAGTCGCATCAGAGTAACCTGCTAGTTTTTTAGCAGCAACTAAGTCACCACCTGCTTCATCAAAGAGAACTGCAAGTAATGCTTGTTGTTTATCTGTTAGTGCTCGTGCCATGTTACATCTTTCTTTTAAATAATGCAAGGAAAAAGTTTGCTATAGACTGACCTATTTGCGTAGGAGTTGGTAGTAACCACCCTAAAAGCATTAGAAGGATCATCCAAGGAGATATATTAGTATTAGTAATGTCTAAGTTTTCCACGGATTCTGTCTCTACCTCTTTTACTACTTCAGTCTTTACCACATCTCTACCTGCGTAGATTTCTTCTGCTTGCTCTAATGAAAGAACAGACTGCCTATTTTCTTTGCCTATCTGTGCGTTACTGTTTACTGTAGGCCCACCACCCCCACTTAGAGGGTTTAATACAGAAGGAAGTCCCGAACAAGCAGAAAGTAAAAGAAGTAAAACGAAGTATTTCACCTTCCTCTAATCCTATCATTTTCCATCATTTCTCGTATTGCTTTTATGTTTTCGTCCATGCGTCCCATAGTTACAGCTTGGTTCTGTACAATCTTTTCTAAGCTATCTATCTTTGCATCTTGCTTTGCATTAGCCATTTTGTTTTGTTCTACTTCACTAGATAGAGAAGCAACAAACCATATAAGAGCTACTGTCTGCATAATAATTGCAAATATGAGGGTTACAGGCACACTGCGAGAAAGATGCCACGGTTCACTAGTATCCATAATCATCTCACATAATTTCAAAATGGGGCGCATCTATAAAAGGCCTACGACCTTGTGATCTACGCAAATCAATATAGGCATTCATAGCATCTTCTGCTGAACCTGAGTAATCTCGAATGTCACCTTCAGACCACGCAGCACCCCACTTAATAGGTAAACCTTCTTCACGTGCAGCCTTTGCCATAGCATCACAGATGTTGTCATAGACATTAAGTTCCCAAGAAACCTCTGAACCAAAATAAGCTACTAGATCAACCGCATGAGAGTAGCCATCATCTTGGGTAAGATGTTTGCTATTCATAGTTTGGCTACGCCCAGAGTTATACAGTTCTTTTTGTTCTGCTAGTGTACGAGTGCCGTA